AAAAGGATTATATGTCAAAAAAGTTACAAAATATAAAAGCAGTGAAACAAATGCTTGAAGGCAATCATGCATTTCAAACAAAAAAAACCCATGGATTTACAGACGCAAAACAAAAAGCAGAATTAAATAAAAAACACGAAGTTGGTGATATTTGGGAAGAAACAAATGCAAACGGTACTATTTATGTTATTGAACAAAAAAATGGATTTCGTGTAAAAAAACCAAAAAATTCAATTTCAGCTGACATTAAAAAATATTTAAATTCATTTCCAAATTGTCCTAAAGATACATGTACATGTAAAACTCCAAATCGATTAGACAACAAGATGCGTGTATATCATGGAAAATGTTTTGACTGTGTCATCGAAATGGAACATCAGTTGCGCATTGAAGGAAAATATGATGAGTATGAAAAAAATAGAATAAAAAATAATGCAGTTGCTTGGATAAAAAAAGCAGAAGATGATGTTAATATGTTAAAAAAAGCGTATACTGAAGCTAGTACATTGGTTACTAATGCAGATGGCTTAACAGAGACATGGGCAGCAAAAATGACTCCAGACGAGTTTGAAGAAAAGGTACAAGAACAATTTAATGAATTCAAAAAAGAATTTTTAGAAAATTTAAATAAAGAAGAAAATGAAGACGATTAAAAAATATTGGAAAATAATTGTAGGAGCAATTGTTGCACTATTTGGAGTAATATTTCTAATTTCTAGAAAAATAACTGCAAATAAATTAGATAAAACAGATGAAGAGATTGATAAAAATAATTCAAAAATTGATAAATTAGCAGGAAAATTAGAACGAATTAAAAAAGAAGAAGCTGAAGTTAAAGCTGATATTAAAGAACAAAAAGAAGACTTAACAGAAACAAAAAAGAATAAAGATGATATTATTGTACCAAAAAGAACAACTATAGGTGCTAAGGAAAATATAATCAAAAAAACTCGGAAATGAAAAAAATTTTTATTATATTATTATTATTACCAGTTTTTTCGTTTACACAAACTGTTGATACTTGTTTTACAGAAGAACAAATACATGATATATCTGAAACATTAGATTCATTATATTATTTAGATTCTGTTAACAATGATATTATAATAAAACAAGATAATTTAATATATAGTTTAGAACATTTAAATAAATTAGATTCATTACAAAAATTATATTATCAACAACAAATTGATTTACTAAACAGTAACATTGATTTATATATTGAACGAGAAGAACTTATAAAACCAAAATGGTATGATAGCAAAATCATTTGGTTTGGCGCTGGTATATTAACTACGGTATTGACCGGAAAGTTAATTGTAGAAGTGGTTCAATAATATGGCTCAGAAAAATATAAAAGAAATAATTCAAGAACAGTATGTAAAGTGTGCTACCGACCCGGTATACTTTATGAGGCAATTTTGTTATATCCAACATCCTTTAAAAGGAAAAATCAAATTTGATTTATATGACTTTCAAGAAGAAACACTATCAGATTTAAGAGACAGTCGATACAATGTAATACTCAAATCTAGACAGCTAGGAATTTCAACATTAACAGCCGGATATGCACTTTGGTGTATGTTATTTAATGAAGAATTCAATGTTTTAGTTATAGCAACAACACAAGATGTAGCAAAAAACTTAGTAAGCAAAGTTCAAATAATGAATGAAAATTTGCCTAGTTGGCTAAAAGTTGTCATAACTACAAACAATAAATTATCATTAAAATTCAAAAATGGTTCGGAAATAAAAGCAATATCAAGTGCATCTACAGGAGCACGATCAGAAGCGTTATCTTTATTAATAGTTGATGAAGCCGCATTTATTAGAAACATTGAAGAAATATGGATAGCATCCCAGGCTACACTATCAACAGGTGGTGGTGCAATTGTATTATCTACTCCAAATGGATTAGGAAATTGGTTTCATCAAATATGGAGTGATGCCGAATCTGGAGTAAATGGGTTTAAAACAATAAAACTTCATTGGGACTTACACCCAGACCGAGACCAAGAATGGAGACTCGAGCAAACAAAACTATTAGGCGAAAGAGGAGCAGCACAAGAGTGTGATTGCGATTTTATATCATCAGGACACACTGTAGTAGATGGATTAATATTGCAACAATACGAATTAAAATGCGAAGACCCAGTTGAAAAACGAGGGTACGATAATGGATATTGGATCTGGGACTACCCAGATTATACAAAAAATTATATAGTCGTAGCTGATGTAGCACGGGGTGATGCATCAGATTGGTCTGCATTTCATGTAATAGATGTTCAAACTATAACACAGGTAGCAGAGTATAAAGGAAAGCTACCACCTAAGGATTTTGGTAACATGTTAGTATCAGTTGCAACTGAATGGAATAATGCATTATTAGCAATTGAAAATGCAAATATAGGTTGGGCAGCAGTACAACCAGCATTAGATAGAAACTATGAAAATTTATTTTACACATATAAAACAGAAGGATATGTAGATTTAGAAGTTCAATTACAAAAAGGATATGACATAAAAGATAAAACAAAAATGGTTCCTGGAGTGTCAACCACAAGTAGAACCAGGCCATTAATGATATCTGCATTAGAAATGTATATGAGAGAAGGAACACCGATTATTAAATCAAAACGACTCATTCAGGAATTATTTGTATTTGTTTGGCTTAATGGTAAAGCACAAGCACAAATTGGCTACAATGACGATTTAGTAATGAGTTATGCAATAGGTTTGTGGTTACGAGATACAAGTTTAAAATTAAGACAACACGGAATTGAGTTGAATAAAAGAGCTTTATCACAATTTAGAAAAACAGATAATACAATTTACACAAATAATAATTCTAATGAAAACGATAGTTGGAAGTGGAATAATGGTTCAGAAGACGAAGATTTAACCTGGCTTCTGTAATAAGATATATTTATATAAAAAAAGAAAACAATGGCATCATTAAGAAAACGTTTAAAGAATTTATTTTCTACCAATGTAGTAGTACGTAAGTATGGAAAGGATCGACTAAAAGTAGTCGATACTAACAGATTACAGTCATTGGGGAATTTATCACAAAGCAAATTAACGGATAGATACAATCGATTACACGGCACAACTAAACATAATATGGGTGGTTATGGCGGATATGATTCGAATTACTACATGCAACAGAATCGGATGCAATTGTATACCGATTATGAGATGATGGATAAAGATCCAATAATATCATCTGCATTAGACATATACTCCGATGAATCAACTTTAGCAGATCAATTTGGTGATATATTAACTATTAAAACAAATAAAACTCATATACAAAAAATATTATACAATTTATATTATGACATATTAAACATTGAATTCAATATGTGGCCATGGATTCGTAATATGTGTAAGTATGGAGATTTCTTTTTAAAATTAGATGTTGCCGAAGAAATAGGAATTTTAAATGCACGCCCACTTTCTACTTATGAAATTGAAAGATTGGAGCAATATGATGAAACGTTGGGCGAATATGATATTAAATTTAGGCACGCAGCAACTGAGCATATAGAATATGATGTATTTGAGATAGCACATTTCAGGCTATTATCAGATTCAAACTTTCTCCCGTACGGCAGGTCTATGTTAGAAGGCGCGAGACAAGAATTTCAAAAATTAATGATGTTAGAAGATGCAATGCTTATTCACAGAATAATGAGAGCACCAGAAAAACGTATTTTTAAAATTGATATTGGCAATATTCCACCAAATGAAGTTGATTCATTTATGGAAACAATTATTAATAAAATGAAAAAAATTCCATATGTTGATAAACAAACCGGTAACTATAATCTTAAATTTAATTTAAATAACATGTTAGAAGATTACTACTTACCTGTGCGGGGAGGCAATAGTCAAACAACAATAGATACACTACCAGGAATGGAGTTCACCGGCATCGATGACATTGAATACGTAAAACACAAAATGATGGCAGCATTAAAAATTCCTAAACCATTCCTGGGATATGATGAGGGAGTTGAAGGCAAAACTACATTGGCATCAATGGATATTAGATTTGCAAGAACAATTGAAAGAATTCAAAAAATAGTAGTTTCAGAATTAGTTAAAATTGGAATTGTACATTTATATTCTCAAGGATTTGAAGGAGATGATTTAATAGGATTTGAATTAGACTTAACTCCTCCATCAATTATCTATGATCAACAAAAAGTCGCATTAATGACTGAAAAAATGACATTAGCAACATCGATGAAAGATTCTAAATTAGTTTCTGATAAATACATATATGAATATATTTTTAATATGTCTGAAGATGAATGGCTTGAAGAACGTAATAATGTAATTGAAGATCTTAAATTAAGATTCAGACAAAACCAAATTGAACAAGAAGGCAACGACCCAACATTAACAGGAACATCATTTGGAACCCCACACGATTTAGCATCAATTCATATGAGTTCTGACGATGTAGAAGAAAAAGATCAAGGTGGAAGACCGCCCGAGGGAATTAAATATGGACAGCATAAAAATGAATTTGGCTGGGATCCGACTGGTGCTAAAACAATTAAGCAAGGCACCAATCCTAAAAACTTTTCAACCACATTCCAGCCTGATCCTAGATTTAGAAATACACGAACAACTGTAGCAACAGAAAATGCTGATATTTTAAACCATTTAAGACCCAGAAGTTCAAAGATTATAACAGAAAACCAAAATAAAGATGTAGATTCCGGCACAATGTTAGATGAAGACAATATTTTATAATTAACACGATATTTATATGTAAAGGAACTTTGTTTCGATATGAAAAAACTAAAACATTCTAAATATAAGAATACGGCAATATTATTCGAAATTTTAGTAAGGAAATTAACATCCGAATCATTGACTTCAGATAAGTCGGTGACGATTGATATAATTAAAAAGTATTTCGGAAAAAATACAGAGATGTCAAAAGAACTACAATTATATAATTCATTAATAAAAGAACAATTTAAGTCAGAAGCAAGAGCATTAGATTTTATTAGGTCTTGTAAAGATACACACAATAAATTAAATAAATCTTTAATTAAAAGACAACGGTATAATTTAGTAAAAGAAATATCAAACAATTTTATTTTTGATAAAATGTCAAAAATTAGGATTAATAATTATAAACAAATTGCTTCGATATATAAATTATTTGAATATGATGAATCACGTAATCCTAAACAAATATTAGAATGTAAAGATGTAATTATAGAACATATTTTAATTGGAAATGTAAATACTCCGAAAAAAGATACTGTATTAGAAACATTTAAAAATCAACACAAAGATGTTCGATTATTAACATATAAATTATTAGTTGATAAATTTAATCAAAAATATTCTGGGTTAAATGAATCTCAAAAGAATTTGCTTAATCATTATATTACACACGTTAATGATACTGAGTCTTTAAAGGAATATATCAATAAAGTTATTCCAGTTATTAAAAAACAATTAAAAGAACATATTAAATTAATAGATGACAAAGTAACAAAAATTAAAGTAGACAAATTATCAGAAATGCTTTGTAATGTTAAGACAATTAAAACTATTAAAGAATCTCATGTATTATCATTATTAAGATATTTTGATTTAATTAAAGAATTAAAAGAGGCAAATATAAAATGAAATCCTTTTTAACTGAAATAGAAAAAAAATTTAAAACTGTTAATGAAGCAGAACTGTGTGAAGAATGTGGTATGCATGAATGTATATGTATAGATGAAGTAATTACTGTATCAAAGGGAGGAGATCCTGATTGGGAAGAAACAGTAAGTGATTTAGAAAAAAAAGACCCAACTCAAAAAATTAATATAACAGAAGAAGATATAGAAGAAGCATCAACATCCGGAGGGGCAGGTTCATATATGACCCCAAAGGCATTTGGGAAGAAGAAACGAGATTATAAATGGGCATCTGTTTCCGAAGCAATGGATAAGAAATATGAGAAGCTAATTGAATCATATTCTAAATTTGCAATGGGTAATGGCTCAAAAGCATCGCCATCCAGAACAGTAAATACTACTATCAGGGAAGTAGCTAAAAAATTACAAGAAATTGAACAATTAATAAATTATACAGGTAGATTAAAAAACGAATCAGGAATGACAAGGGCCGAATATGGAAAGTCTACTCACACAGCATTAAATAAGATTTCAGAACGATTATTAAAGATTTCTGAACGTGTTAGAAGATTAGGAGAATAAGATGTCTAAATCATTGTTAGTAGAATATATGCCATTTAAACCACTTTCGCCACTAACCGAGGCAGACGGAGCAAAATTCGGCATACCTGGTGGAATGGTAGTTCAAGGGGTATTACAAAGAGCTGGAGCAAAAAACCAGAATGGAAGAATATACCCAAAAAATATTTTAGCTAGAGAGTGCGTAAGATATCAAAAAGAATATATTGATCAAAATAGAGCATTAGGAGAATTAGATCATCCTGAATCATCAATTGTTAATTTAAATAATGTATCTCACAATGTTTTAAAAATATGGTGGGATGGCGATAGTCTTAAAGGAGCAGTACAAGTATTAGATACTCCCGCAGGAAATATATTAAAATCACTATTTAAATCAGGGATAACATTAGGAATATCTAGTAGAGGTTTAGGAAGTGTAAAAGAATTATATAAAGAATCAGCAGTTGAAGTTCAAGAAGACTTTGAATTAATATGTTGGGACTTTGTATCTAATCCGTCGACTACAGGAGCATTTATGCAACCAATGTTTGAGTCGGCAAATAAAATGAATGTAATAAACAAATATGACAGAGTACATGAAATTATAACTTCAATACTTTGTGATGATGGAAAATGTAGGATATAATTATGAATATTAGAGCGTTAATGGAAGCATTAGAAAGCGAACCTGTACAGGTAACCAAAGAACAGAAAAAAGCTTTTATGGAAGCAATTCGAGGCTTTTCTCAATTAGGAGAAGGCGTATATGGAAAAACCAATTTAAAAGAATTGTGTGAAAAGGTAAAATATATGGTTGAAACAGCAAACCAAGTAACACTTTCAGAAGGAGATTGGTTTGATGGAATGACTGTTAACAGAAACATGAAAGAAATAGCAAATTCATATAAAGTATTCGAAAAGACAGCACAAGAAATGTCAGTATTAAGAGAAAGATTTGAAGCTGCATTTGAAGATATTGGAAGAGGATTAAATCGATATTTTGAAATGGATTCCTAGGATTGTTGAAAAAAATTTATTATATTATATAAAAGGTAAGAAGAATGTCAAATGTTAATGATATGTATAGAAAATTTTTCGGGTTTAAGAAAATAAATGAATCGCCAGAACTAGAAGAAGCAGATTTATTAAATCATATGACCGATTATAGAGGAGGTGTAGTTTACCAATTACATAATCCAGCAACAGCAATTGATGTAAGAAAAGACATACAACAATTTGCAGCAAAAAAGAAAATGCATATTATTAGAACACAATTTAATGATGCAAAAGGATTAGGATTCTTTCATTTTAGGTTAGGAGAAGACCCAGGAAAAGAATCACAAAGAATCCAAGGATTTATAAGTCAGCTACCAGAAGTAGCAAGATTTAAATTTACTACAGGACAACCTACACAACCACAAGCACCACAACAACCACAAGCACCACCACCTGCCCCACCCACAAACGATATCGTATAAAATAAGTTATAATGAATAAAAAACAAAGAATGAGTAAAAAACAAAAACAACACCTATCAGTAGCCCCAGGACATGGCATCAGTGCTAGAGTCGTAGAAAAAGATATTAACTTTGCATTAAGGATTTGGAAAAGAAAATTAAAAGATTCCGATGTTTTAGTAAACTTTAAAGACAGAAGAGAGTTTATAAAACCAAGTGTAAAGAAAAGAAAACAAAAAATTGATGCAATATATACACAAAAAATACAAGATTTACACGCAGACGATTAGGTTGGATATGTGTAAAATATTTATTATATTATAGTATAAAAATTTAATTAATAACAAAAAAAAAAAAAAAAAA